CATACGTTTCAGGATTATGATTAGGATTAGTCGCATAAAAATATTTACGAACTTGCATTTCTAAATCATCAACAGGTTTTAAAACATAATTAAATTCGTTAACGTTTGTAGTTTTCAAAACTTTTGCAATGTCATTTGCGGCCATGTCTGCTATATCTTCAAATATCGCCCCTTTTATCATCTCTGCGACATCTTCAAAATTCTCTGGATCTAAAGTTTCCCCCTTCTTATTTAGATAGTCCCCAAGTACAAAAGCATCATCCTCAGGTGTTCCAGGATTTTTTCTATAAAGATTATCTTCAAAATCAAGCTTAGCTAAAACACGAGGATTAGCTTTAAGAATCATCTCACGCCAACCAACAAACTCTAATACTTGCTTAAATAAAGATTGCCCTTCACCAACATTATCAAACAATTTCACAAGTTGAGGAGTTTGCATAATCGCAAGAGTTTCTTTAACCGCAGACGTAGACGCTTGGAAAGGATCAAGATAACTCGAACTACCCCCAGCACCACTAGGATCTAAAGATGGCTTCCCCGTTGGCATTGCACCTCTAGCACCTTTATCGCCAATCCCAGCACCAGCTTGCATCTCAGCATCATTAAAAGCTTGCCAAAGTCTTAAATTAGTATCATCATCCTTAAAAAACCAGTCAGTATAAGGATCTACTTTATTTTTAGGAACTGGAAAATTTCCACTATCATCTGGTCGAACAAACTGAGGCAACCCACCTCTAGCCTTAGGATCAACCAAAGTCACAAGAGCATCTAAAGTTTCGTTATCTAAACGAGACAAAATATCTACCTGTATATCTCCTAAACCATCATCAAAAGCAGTACCAGAAGAAGCAGCATCCCAAGGATAAAGAGGATGATGCAAAGGCAAAGAACTTTGATCAAAATTAGCAGGCAAAAACCCGTAAGGAGTATTCCTTGAATTACCAATAACTTCCAAAGCCGTCAAATACTCATTTAAAGAATTAGCGTTACTATCACCATTCCCACTAACTTTTAACAAAATTTGTTTAGTTGCTTCTTCACGCCAAGGATCTACACCATACGTCTTTATCTTTCCACCACCAGACAAATCCAAAACATAATTCATGTATTCATCAGGATTATTTTGACCATAGCCAGTAGGAGAAATATCTAAATTTAAACCAATACCTTCTACCCAAGCTTGCCTATCAGTAGTACCTGCCCAATCTGTAGTATCTACAGTATTGTTAGCATAAGCAGAACCGCCACCATCTTGAAGCTGATTCCCGCCAGTCTTAGCTAAATAAATAAGGTCTGATCTGTCAGCGGTATCTATAAGGTTTCTGTTTATGTTCATTCTTCCAAGAAGAGATTTTATTAACTCGTCGCTATCATCTGGATAGAATGGCAAACCTGCCATTCCAGCCAATTCTTGAGTACGAACATTTAAATAGTTAGCTAAATATTGAACTTGCTCAGGATTAGCTTCATTTAATCTTCCGCCATGCTGGCGTACAAAGTTTTCCCAACTTCCATATTTAGAACGCAAAGCCAAAACTTGATCAATTTGTTGAATCATTGCTTCGCTAGCTTGTAAACCATTGTTGCCCAAAACAGTTTGATAATTTCCTAAACCACCAACATAATCTTCTGTAAAACCTACAGCCCCATCATTAGATTTAAATCCATTATTAATAAAATCTTGTAAAGTAAAACCTTCAACAGGACCTAAGTTAGGATCAAATTCTTGAGGTGCAACATTGGATGCAGATTGATCTGTATTTGATTCGCTTACAAGACGATCAACTTTTGATTGATCTTCTAGAGACAGTTGTTTTTCTTGAGGTTTTTCTGGACGTTTTTCTTGACGTTTTGCTGCTCTTGCTGCTCTGCTTGCTTCTAGTTTGTTTGAACTTTTTAATGGTTTCCCAAATCTAGTAAAGCCAGGTATATCAAGAACACCGTTCATAGCCTCATCAACTTGTTCAGAAGTCAACGGTGATTTAGTTGCCTCAAAAAACTCGTCTATAGTTAAATCTTTATCTACAGAAGCAATTTTGCTTTCATCTCTAAAAACAGGTAAATCATCGCTATAAGAACCATCAGAACGGAAACCAAAAGTACCTCTATTATTACCTCTAACTAATTGTCCCTGATTATTGACCCACATAGAACCCTGATCGGCAACACCAAAGTTGCCCATCAGCATATCAAAAACAGAACCTTGCCCTATTTGAGAATCAACATCGAACATGACATAAGACTCAACGTCTTCTAAACCTTTGCCAACAAAACTAGCTTGACCTTCCATATCAAGATAAGTAGACCCACCAAAAACGTTGTCACTATTTAAAGAAACAAACTGACTATTAGGATCAAACTCAGTAATCTGAACTGCGTTCCATTCATTTGCAAGGTCATCAAATTTGTACTCAATAGATTTGTTTCTTACAGGAACACCAAGTTCTCGATAAATAGAATCAGCTATAGTTTCATTAGCTATAGGATCAAAAGGTTTAACTGTCATGTTTCCTTTTGGAACATTAACTAAAGATTGCTCTAACTGATAAATTTTGCCATTAGGTAAATAATAAAACTTTACATCTCTACCCTGAGCTATAGCATCTTGTTGTATTTGCCTAAGACCATAAGCTTCAACAATTGATTCAAATTCAGGAGCAGAAACATCACCAAATGATTCTGGATTTATAAGTTGAGTTCCTTCTTTTTCAATAAAATCAATTTGTTCAGTAACTCTAGTTCTAGGAGTAGAACCATTTTTTAACGCATTCTGATAACGATCCATTGTCACTTTTAAATGAACATACTCAGCTAAACCTAAAGTTTCGCTTTCAGGAGTAAAAGGATTAGGTATCCTAAATTTCATTTCACCAATTGGGCTTTCCCCAATCTGGTTCTCTAAAGAAATACGTCTGTTTATTAAAGCAGTTTCGTAAGCGCTTGTAACAGTACGCAAATCATCTACATTATCTACCATTAACAACGGTGCATTATTTTCGAAAGCTATTACTATTTGTTTTGCTTTTAGAATTCCTTCGGCTGTCACACCCATTGATCGCTGCTCTAAATTGTGTCTTACTAATGTTGCATCCAAGTTTTCGGCCATCTCAGGGTTTCCAACTTCGCCGTCTGTGGCTTTAAAAATTTCAAACTCAAATGGGTCTTTAAAGATAGCCTCATCTGTTAATGGTTCAAATTCGCCCATAGGTGACCTGTCAAGATTTCCGTAAGCATTAGGATAATCAGCAGCATCACCCGACAAAATATGTCTTTGTAAATACTCAAAAGCATCTGCGTAAACATATTCATCAACCATTGGGTAACGTTCAAATAAATCAGTTACAGCATTAAAATAATTACCATCAGCAAGTTCTGTCCCTACCAAAGATTCAGCAGCATCGCTAATGTCTTTCATCTTTCTTAAAGCATCTGCACCCAAAGACTCAGACAAATCAAGAGCAGCAAAAATTCCCTTAACAGCACCATTATATTTAGGGTATTTACCCCCAGGTAAAAACCTGTCCATGTCTTGATAAAGAAGCCACTCGCCTACAGAATTAGAATCAATATGCTGTTGCATTGTTTCAAAAAACATTCGGCCATTAGCCGCTGGCATTTTATACGGATATATCTCTAGGCCAAATAAAGAATCATCAGTCTCAGCTTCACCCTTAGACGACCACGTTAACTCATCTAACTCTTTATTAATAAAAAACTTAATTTCTTCATCTGCATCTTCAAGAGCTTTAACAAGATCAAAATCTGCTTCATTCCTAGCTGTTACTAATAAATCCTCTATAAATGCAGAAGTTTCTATTTCAGCAGCAGTAGCACCCTCTTGAGCTTCAAACTTACGAATTTGTGGTGTAGCTGAGTCTTCTACAACATCATAAATTTCATCAAAAGTTTTACCTACATTAGTTTCACCAAAAGCATTATCAATAACTCCTGTATTAGTAATAACCTCTTCATCAAAAATTCGAGTTATTAACTCGTTATAACGATACTCATACTCGCCCGCAAACCATTCATAAAACTCACGAGCTTGCTTTACAGAACCAAACTCTTCTTGTAAACCTCTTTTTAATAAAAAACTAAAATTAGTAGCATTCTTTGCATCATTCCAATGAGAAACATACAAACTATCTTGAAACCCTGCTGCTGCGTTTTCGCCAATGTTCAAACGCAATATTTGTTCATTAGTTTTATTTAACTGTGTTTGCAAATTCTCTAAACGTTTTAATTCTTTAACACTATCTGCGCCAGCAAACTCACTATTTATTGTTGCTTCTTCTATTTGTATCTCAATCTTAGCTTGTTTAATTTTAGCGTCATCTAACAAATACTGAGCAGCTTCAAGATTCTGTTCAGACTCTATAGCCATCTTTTGAAGAACTAAATATTGTTCTTCCGATTTATTATAAGTAACAACTATTGCTTCATAAATCTTTACAGTGTTTTCAATTTCTTCCTGTAAGCGAAGTTTTTCTACACCTGTAGCTTCAACTTCTCTAGTCAATAACTCATCAAGATGAACTTTTAAAGCATCCATCTTTTTAGTAATATTTCTAACTTTTCTAACAGCAGTTGTCGTAGCAGCAGACGGAAAGTTTATGTTCGAAACCCAACCATCATTAGAAACAAGAGCATTACCATCACGTAACAAAGTGTCAGCAAAAGCCGTACCAGTACGTTTCCCTAACGCCTGAACATACGCTGCTGTCGAAGTAAAAATGTTGTCATCAAAAAGTTTGTAATCTAAATTCAACAACTCAGCAATATCATTTATCTGAGTCTCAACTGACGGAACAAGCGCCTCAGGATCACCCTTATAACCAGTTGCCCCTGGCTCAAGAAATTGTTGCCCAGCAAACTTAGAACTAACCGCATTTACTTTAGGATCTTTTCCATACTTTCTTTCAAAAAGAGTTCGTTTCCTACTACCTTTAGCAGGCAACTTAACGCCAAGCCTTTTAGCATAAGCTCGTAAAGCTTTTTCATATTCTTTAGGGCTAACAAGTTTACGTTTTGTTTCAAAACCAGCAGGAGCAAAAGAATCGTTTGTAAAGTTTTTCTTTCCTTTTAAAGCCGCAGCGGCTTCAGGAGTCAAAATTCGAGCAGACCAATCATCTAACTCACTAATAAACTCTTGCCCACTCATCTGATGGGCAATACCAATAAAACCTTCATCGCCACTACCAAAAAGTTCTTTAGTTAAAGCAACAGCTTCCCCGCCTACAAGGTCAATAGCCTCTTGTTCCCCATTCACTGCACGCTTCAAAATTTGTGCTATCGCAACTTCTTGATTATTGCCACTTTGATCTAAAAGCTCTCTCGCAGCTTTATTCCCAGCTTTAGTAAGAACCTCAAGATTTGTTTCTATTAAAAGAAGAACATCTCTTTTCCAAACTGCTGTCTGTCTCTGCAAAAGATTAGTAACAGCTTTACCTTTAGCAGACCCCCTAGACATAGCCCGTAAACTAAGCTTTGCCTCAATCACCTGATTAGGAGTAGAAGCAACATCAGCAATCGTATTTTTAAGATCACTTCCTTTACCTGTAAAATACTGTGCAACTTTTCTTCTCTTACCTGTACCAATAAAAAGTTCTCTAGCAGCTTGAGGAAGCTCTCTCAAAAGCTCATCTTGCATAGGTTTATTAGCAGTAAAAAGTCTTATCCCAACAGGTTGAGTAATATTATCCCACTGAGAAAAACGATGAGTAAAATTGCTTACCGCACCAGGACTATATTTAGCGGCAACTCTATCAACACGCTTAAGGTTATTTATAACCCTGTTAGCGACAGTTCTACCAAGAATACCTGTACCAGGAACCTTGTAACTAAGAGTTGTTGCAAACTCTCCTTTACCAAGATCCATTGGAGCTACCAAAGGATCAAAAATTTCGTTAGGAGTCGGTTTACCTATTGCAATATTGTATTCTTGTCTCGCAGCAAACTCTGCTGCTGTTTCCATACGTTGATTTACACCTAAATCTGATAAAGCTTTAGCTAAAATTTCACGCTCTTCATTATTTAACGAAGACATTCCTCGTTGATCAATTTTGGCAAGAACTTCTACAGGACGCTGCAAATTCTTTTTAAGCCTATTGCTGACAGTTACAGGAACTGTTTGTCCATCAATTTGAACTAAAAGAGTAGCAGGATCATCAGCAGAACCATTTAAAAATCTAGTTAAAGAATCGTAAGTTTCGTCAGCAGTTAATCGAACTCCCCCATTTTCTGCTTGACCTATCCAACGAGTAGTAATCTCATCTAAATATTGATCACTAAACAACTTGTTAATATTGCCTTGATTCAAAGTTACATCAGGCAAAGCTTTAACACTTTGCTCAAGGCTCTCACGAATAATTTCTTTAGTCAAAAGAGCATTAATTTTAGGAGCATTAGTAGTAGCCGCTCTTAAAACTTGATCACCTTTAGAAGCCGCTAACGTAAACCCATTCAAAGGATCTAAAATTAAGTTACCTGCTATAGCAAGCATACCTCCAGAAGTAGCAGTGTTTATCCAAGGAATAGGAGTCTTTCTTAAAACACTAGCCCCAGTCCAAAAATCTAAAGCATTTGTATTACCTTGGAACCAGTTTTGATCATAAAATAAAGTTCCCCAATCGTAATGAGTTCGCCAAGGACTGCCTATGCCAGTTCCAACGTTGTCATCCCATTCAGAAATAACTTCTTTTGCATTTTCAAATGATCTACTAAAAGCTAAAGCGTCTTTAGTGGCTTGCCAACTAAAATCGTCAGTGCTGTTATTAAAATCAAAATCGGCAGTATATTGATTAGCTGCCGTATTAATAGTTGCAGTTAAAACTCCCAACGGTTTACCAAAACCGTAAAGACCATCCTGAACATTAGTCCCAATACCTAACCTATCTCCTACTTCTTTTTGACCTAAAGCGTTCGCAATAGTTCCAACCTGATTACCTGGAATCGCTGCACCCGCAGATCTACCTAAAATCTTTAAAACTTGCTTCCACCAAGAAGGACCCTTACCAGTATCAGGAGTTACAGCACCAGCAAAATCTTGCGGTTCATCAACACGAACATTCGCCCAATTAAAATCAAAAACATCTCCCGAACTTCCAGAAGTTGAAGCTCTTTTTTGAATGTTCGTATATTGAGGAACAGACATAGGAATTGAACTTGAATAATCTACACCAAACCCTGGTTTTTTATTAGCAGAATTACCTAAACGAATCTCACTTAAAATTTGTTTATTCTTTGGGTTTGTAGTTCTTGAATTACCAGTAATGTCTGCGTCTGTTAAAAAACCTAACAGATCTTTACGAGTAGCGGCTGTTGTAGAAGTTGCTGCCATTTTTAACCTTTGTTTAGCCTAATCTGCCACTCATAAAATATTTTCGTTCAAGACTGCTTGGATCAATTATAGGAGCAGTAAAAGGTTGATATTCGCTTAATCCTTTACCTCCTGGGCCAGGATAACCTGGGGGCGCTCCAACTACAGATCTTTCCATAGTGAAAGATTGTCCTGCTTTAACTCTATCTACAGCCGCAAAAAAACTGTTACGTGGATCATTATCAGGTTGAGAAAAGAAATTATATGATCCGTTAGTAGTAGGTATTGCACTACTTTGTTCTGGATATTTATTTTCAATTACTGCTTGTTGCATCACAAAACTAGTTTTTGTATTGCCTCCTTCATCAGCAGTAGCTAAATTAACAAGAGCTTCTCTTTGCAATTTGCTATACAAATTAGGATTACTTGGCAAATTTTCTGTAAGTTTTTTAGCAAGCTCTATTTGATTTTCTAAACTAACATATTTGAGAGCATTATTAGAAACATCTGGAGAAAACCCATCAGACCTTAACGCATCAAACGTAGCGCCAGAAGTCTCCGAATTAAAAGCATCTATTTGATTAATAGACTTTGTATACAAATCTGACTGCATCGCAGGCGACAAAGAATTTATATAATTTATTTGAGTCTCAGTTACATTAGGACCATAAGCAGTTAAACCCAAAGCAGCACTAGTGTTATATTTTTGTTGAGCTTTACTTGTGTCAGCATTAGTTTGAGCTATTCTAGCAGCCTGAACAGAAGCAGCTTCTGATTTTTTCAAACCAAACTCTAACTCAAACCGACGTGCAGATTCTTTAGCAGCATCAGCACTAGCCTGTCTAGCAGCAGCAAGTTCGCTAGCTCGAGCCGCCGAAGCAACAGCCAAACGCTGCTCTTCAATCGTGTTCTGCAACTTAGCCATACCATTATTAACCAAAGCCTGAGCTAACGCAGCATCCCTATTATTATTGAAACTTTCAATCCTTTGAGCCTCAGCAAGAACTAACTCTTTTTCCTGAATACTCAAACTATTTAAAGTCTTAACAAGCGCCGCTTGCGCTTGACCTTCCAAACGGAATCTTTCATCACCCAAAGCATTTTTAGCATCCGCCATCATCAACGCAGGCGCAGCCAAGCGTTGCGCTGCCGCCATATTACCAATAGCTTGTATGCGACCCATTGAGCTTTGAGCGCTTACAGCTTGCGAGTTGATTAAAGCATTAGTTAACTGAACTACTTCAGTAAACTCTGAAGTCAAGTTTTCGCCAAGTAACGCTTGCCCAGCAGCCACATCAGCTTCTTGACGATCAAGCATTGCTGTAATCTGGTTGGAAGCAATTGTTCCAACTTCAGCTTGCACTGCTTTACGTTTACTTTCTTGAGCATTTAAAGCAGTAGTAGCAGCTTTAGCAACAGCATCAATGTTGCCTGAAGCAACACCATATGATGCAGCTATATCTTTGATCTGTTGTGTTGTAACGGCTTTAGCGCCTTTTTCGGCTTCAGCCATTAAAGCTTTAATATCGGCAGTAAAATCTTTAGTGGATAGTCCACCAAGTTGTTCGTTTATTAGATCTGCTTGGTCACCAAAAAGATCTACAGTTTCAACAGAAGGTGGATTAATAATAATTTTAGAATCGTCAGTAGGATCGTCATCATCATCGTCACCACCTTCATCTTTACCCTCAGGACCAGTACCAGTACCAGGACCACCAGTATCTCCAGTAGTCTGATTTACAGGATTGTCAAAAGCAAAAGACTCAAGACCACCCATAGTTGCTGGGTCTTTTCCAGTTCGAGCTAATTGACTTCTAAACTCGGTTTGAATTTGAGTTTGACGATTTCGATAATTCGAATTTTGGGATGTAACATTACTCAATGACCCTGCTTCTATCAAAGCAGATAAATCTGCTGCCATCTGAGATTTTCCACCTGAAGTAGTACTACTTGTTAAACCAGCACCTGAGTCTGTGCCCATTGCCGATTTTGTGGCAGACGCTCTATTGTTTGTAGCTATCAAATTATTAGATATATCATTAGTTTGTTCAAGCGACGGAACAGGAACAAACTGATTGTTTACACCTCTGCCTCTAGCAACACTGCCTTGAGGGTTGTCAGCAGCTAATTTTTCTGCTGCCGCACGCATCATATTTTGTTCCCAACCCATTAAATCAACCCCTGAATCGTTTGAGCAACACCAAACCGACGCAAAGCATCACCCGTCTCATCATCCATCAAACCACCAAACAACTGCTCCTCAAGCATCGCACGTTGACGAGCCAACTGCTCCTCAGCCTCAGAAGTCTGAGCAGACAAACTATAACGCTGCATCAACTCCTCAGCAGCAACCATCTCCTCAGCACGACGACGCTGACCAGAATCAATCATCCCCCGCTGATTAAAATTACCAGGCAAAGAACGCCGATTAGCCTGAAACTTTTTCCCCAAATTAAAACGAGACAAAGTATTATTACGCTGCAAATTATCGCTTGCACGCTGAATATCATCTAACCCATAACCGTACTGAACGGTACGTGATGACGTAACAGCACTCCTATCAGCACCCGTACCGTAAGCCATTAGCTAAACACCTGCCCCGCAATCAACAAAGTCGCACTAGAAACATCCACAGTAGCCAAAGCAGTAATGTCCGAAACCAGACCCTTCTTAGCTAAATTAGAATCATTAGTATCAGAAAAAACTATATAGTCAGCGCCTACAAGCGTACCCGCAGGAGCAGCATTAGGACTAAACGTTAACGCCAAAGCCCCAGTAGTACCGCCACCCTCCAACGGAGCCGTAGTAGTAACAGCCTCAATATCACCAACAGAAGTTTGCGTAACACGCTGAGAAATTCTTTGAACAGACATTTTTACTCCCCGAAGTAAGTGACATGAATAACAGAATCGCCACTAACCCTAATTAACTTGATGCGATCCAAATCTGAGGTATACAAATCCAAAACCGAATACGGATTCAAATAATGCCCCACAGAAGCCGTAGGGGCAGAAGCACCCCACCTGATGCGGATAGCTTCCGCACCATTAGTTATCATTGCGCCAATAGCACCAGTAGGGACAGTCAAAGCCCCAGCAGAAACTCCCACTGTAAGCGACTGATCACCAACCGATTGCCCGTAGCTGCCTGCTACCGATGTCATACTACTCATATTAACTCCAAAGTCCTAATCTGATGCCTTCAACTTCATTAGTGAGAGCAGCAATAGCTGCCGTATTAGTCGCAACCGCTGGATCAGCCGCACCGCTTTTTAACAACGCTTCAGAAGCAATAGACATTGCACCTGAAGCAACAGAACGAATATCGCTATCTATACCAGAAATAGTCTCAAACTTTTGAGACAGTTTCCTTAACTCGTACTCTATAGAAATAGAGTTTTGTCCTACGAATTGGTGAGTTGGGCGATATGTAACACTCATTATCCGACTAGCGCAACAATCTCAGCATCAGTCAAACCAAGCGCTTTAAGCTTATCCTGACCAGCAACTTTCGCTGCTTCATGTTCAGCATAAACAGCAGCTTCTTCTTCAGCACGAACTTTACCTTCAGCTTGACTAGCTAAAAGCGCTTCAAGTTCTTCTCCAACTATTTCTTCTAAATAAGATTCATTAGTTGTACAATTATGGACCATTTTCATGACTGGTTCAGACATTTTTTAACTTTCTTTTATTCCGTAAACAGAAAAATATGATAAAGGCAAATAATACATAGATGCACTATTCCAAAAAAGTTGGACAGAAGTTATAGCAGCGGTGTTGTAATATCTTCCAGTCCCAACCCAGTTAATTGCATCTTGGCTAATACCATTTTGAGCAGCAGTCTGATAAAAAACAGTAGTAAAATCATCGCCAGAAGCAGAATATGGAAGAATTTCCATTTCAAATGATTGCCAAGATTTAGTTAAATCTGAGTTATATTTTTCTCTTGCCCCTGATAATTGAAACTGAGCTACCCCACCACCATTATAATAGTATCTAGATCCTCCATTAGGGTTACCATACGTAATTGCAGCTGATCTTTGGTAAACCGAACTTACTACATCTGGATCAGAATTTAATCTAATATAAAAATCGTTATTCATAAAATCAGAAGTGCTGTTGCTGTTAGAACAAAAATAGCCTTTAACAACAAACGTTTTATAAGTAGCCGACAACCCAGTAAAACTTACTCTATTTACGCTAGATCCTGAAACTGTTTGTGTTGAAATATGTTCTAAAGAATTTGGCATCAGGAATTAGTCCATCCTACTAACATAAAACTTGACAAACCTTGGTTAGGGTCAAAAGGAGAACCATGATGTGTTTGAAGTTTTATTTTAGTTGTCGCATCATTATTGTTCATTACAGTTCCAATAGAAGTAGAAAATCCTGATTGATCACCATGAGTTCTGCCTCTAGTAAAACCACTTTTCCCCATACAAGCTGTGTACTTCCCAGCTTGTACACCTGTAAATAAAACTGATGCGTAACAACCACGATTATCAATTTCATCGCTTGGCAAACCGTATTTAGTTGGAATTGCAACGCTTTCCATGTACCCAGTTAAGTTAGATTGATTATTTGTTCCAGCATTGTCAGCGGAAGGATTGCTGTCATTGCCACGCCAAACAAGATTGAACCAAGAATAAGTTCCTGTGCTAGCCAAATAACCCGAAGCAGTACCTAACGTTATTTTTAATTTACCATAAATATAACTAACAGAATTATCGTTAGTTCTAGTGTTGACAATAAGTTCAAGAGCGCTATAACCGCTCGGGTCTATATCAACAAATTCTACTGTGCTAACAGTACCACCTGACTGTTGCAAAGTTTGATCAGCAATAATTACTTTGCCTTCAGCCATTATTCCACCACTCTTTTAGTGCCAATTCCGTAAAGATGAATTTTTGAACCAGCAACCCAGTTGTAGTCAGAAGAACCATTAGAAGTCATTTCAAGTTGTATAGACGTTACTGGGTCACGAACTACACTAGTGCCGCTTAAACTTGAAGGAGTTAAAGAAGTATTCACGTAAGACCAAGCACCAGTAGTATCAGAAGTTGAAGTATTCATAAATCCTTGTACTTGCGGATTTTTTGTAGTGGCTACCGCATAATCAGGCAACATAAAAGTTCCTTGAAACGTTTTATTAGAACCACCATTAACTTCTCTAGGACCAGTTATACGTCCACCAAAAGTTTCGTTACGATCCTCAAAAGTTGCAAGAGCTATTCCAGAACTAGTCAGTCTTGAAAATCCCATATATTGAGAATAAACAGAAGCATCAGCAACATTATTAACTCGCCAATACATAACAACGCTATAATTGGCTGCTTTGCAGCCTTCAAAACGAATATATAAATCTCTATAATTTTGAGGAATGCTCGTAATCGATAAAAGAGTACTACTTGTGCTAGCAACAGTAAGCGTTGAAATATATTCTAAACCTGGACCTGTTGAAACACCGCCACCAAACAAACCGCCGTTCATCCAAGTAGAAACAGCAGTAGACGGCCACGCCTTAGGCGTATCCGTCCTACCCTTAAAGTTACTGACAGCCTGACCTGGGTTAGTTCTGTACTGATTAAACGACATATAAACCTCTAATTAGGCTGTGATTTGATTTACATAACCAAAGATATTGATCCCAGCAGGAGCAAACGCTTTAACAATAAGAGCCTGACTAGCATTGCCTTTAAGGATAATGCCAGGAGCAATTAACGTAAGACCAGCTTCAGTAGTTATTGTCTGTTCAATAAGATCAGCAGTTGTAGTACCGCCCCACTCAACAGTCAACTTCACATCAGCACCAGACTGATTCATTGCATACAACCAAATTTCGTCAATAGTAGTAGCAGTGCCACTACCAGTGTGAATTGTTGTACCAGGAGAAGATGTTGCAGCTACCGCAATAGCTTTACCATCAGTACTCCCTGATAGTTTGAGTTTTGAATATGTCGCCATTTTCGTTCCTTAACTAAAGACTTGGTTAGAAATAATATTATCTGCCGTACCATTAACAGTAGCTGGAATATCGCCTACAAGCGCCATTGTACCAGCCGCATTAGGAATAGTAATAACCCTGTCTGCGGTAGGATCTGTAACTGTTAACGTAATTTCGTATCCGTTACCAGTAGTTGCTCCAGTAAGAAGTATTGGGCTAGCGCCTTGATAAGTGACTGGCCCAGTAAAAGTACCGCCAGCCAAAGGCATCTTAGTAGCATCAGTAGGAGCCGCAATCCAAGCCAAACCTGTAGTACCAGTGCTGTCTGCGCTTAATACTTGCCCATTGCTGCCAACTGCTTGACGAGTAACAACATCATTAGCAGAAGCAACAAGAATATCGCCTTTACTATTAACAAGGTCTCTTTCAACCATGCCAGGGGAAGTATTTACATACGTCTCAACAGCAGTAAAGTTAGCATTCATATCTCCAGCAACAATCGTTGTACCAGAAACAAAATCGTTAGGGATGCTTAAAGTCATTTAACGCAACCTTCTCGGTGTGTACGTGAACGCTAAAGCATTAATTTCCCAATGCAAATTAACACTTGTGGGGCCATCAATCCTCATACTAACACTCCTACCTGTCCCAAGTGTGGGCAGATTTATTACTTCAGCCGTAACATCACGACCAATAGCATCCCATTTAGCTATCTTTGTTCCTGCCGTCTCATCCCACTCGGCAGTACCCCAACGAGAAGCCGAAGTTTTACCAGAAACTAAAATAGGGAACTCAACAGCAGCAGTTGACTTATCGTAATCTTTAAAAACATCTACATTCAAAGTTAAATCTTCTTCAGCAGAAACAACAGTACGAGGACGACCCCAACGCTTTTTAACAATAGGATCTTTGCCTGTAACCCATCTTGTTACAAAATAAGAAGAAATATGGGTTTCTGTATTAGACGTATATCTATCTGCATCACGTTTCTGTTCATCCTCAACATCAACAACGCAACCTTTAGGAATAACAGCACTTTTTTCTACACATCCTGCAAAAACAGTTGTAGCAGCATCAGGAGGTCTATAAGAAAACAAAGGACCAGAAGAAATATCTGTCAAAGTCCAAGCACCTTCAGTACCTAAAGTTGGATCATAAACAAAAGTACGTCTACCAGTTGCACCAGCATCCTGATAATCAACAGAAACATAAAGCTTATTGTTACCCCAAGCTATTTGAGGATTTTTTGCAAAAACAATATTTTCATTATCAATCGCAGGTCTTAACTTGCTAAACAGCCAAGTAAAAGTATCCCCATTGTAAACATAGATACCTTCTCTGCCATACCAAAAAAATGTGCCATAAGGCGTATTCACAGGAGAAGACAAAGGAACTGAACCAATATCATTACTTAAAGTAACAACTTGAAAAGAATCAGAATCAAAACCATAAACAGCGTAAACACTATTAGTTTTAAAAACAAGAAGATGATCACCTGCGGGAACTAAAGCGGTGATGAAGTCTCCGTGTTCTCCTTTGTCTATATCTACATAATCTTCTGCTGACCAAGTTTCTGGATTGTTGCTGTTTGACCACCGAAGACGATATTTGTAACCCGTTCCGCTCTCGAAAGTATTCGCTACCCATGCAAAGTTATTCCAAAAAGCTACGTATTGCGCTTGCGGCATATTGCCAGCAGCACCAAAGCTTCCACCAAGGTCAGCGTCAACAGAACCATTCCACCGAAAAGAAGGCTTATCATAACTAACACCATACGCAATATTGTTCATTGTCATGCCATACACACGAGATTTGTCAGTTCTCGGAGTAATATTAGTTAAATCAGTAAAATTATCAGCTAAAGAATAAGCAACTTTAGTACCATAATTAACCATTAAAGCACTAGAACCAGTATCTGTGTGAAAACCCCACATACCTTGAACATCGTGACTTAAAGGCGCAACATTTCTTCTATCAACACCATCTCTCATACGAATGCCGCCACGAGGGTCAACAGTCACATTTAACAAATCAGGAGATTCATTATCTTGCAAATTGAACTGATCACTTCTTAAATTCAATCCACCAGAAAATGATTCTAAAACTTCAAGAGAAAACTGTCGATTAGTAGCCATAAATTATCACCATCTAATACCACCAGTATTAGCAAACCGCAATCTGCCAAGACCAGCAGCAAAACGATTAGATACTCTACTATTTGCAACCATCGGTTGAGGTGCAGGCGCATCAGCAAAACGACGTGCAACATTATCAAGTTCAATCTGAAATTGAGCTTGATACTGATTAGCCATAACAGGATCTTCCTGCTGCATATAAGCTCTAGCAGTAGTGTACGTTGTCAAAATAGGATGAAACGCAGTAGGCAAATCAGGAGTTGTAGAAGCTCCACTACCTAAACCAAAAGCAGTCGGATTCCTTACAGCACGAACATGCATTGTTTCAATTGAACCAGGTGTTGCATACAAACGAATTTTGTCATCCCAATAACTCCATTCCCAAGAAGTACCACTGGTGTCTACATCTAAAGGATTATTCCAATCCCCATCATCGCGACCAATATATCTTAAAACATGATCGTTACTTCTTATAGCAACTATCTCTCTTATACCTTGAGCAATGGCATCAGGTGCTGCCGCAATAGCTGTAAGCGTGTAATCTTTTTGACCTACAACAGTATTGAAAGTTGTTGAAATTTCATAAAAAGGCCAACGTTTTTCGCTATAAACAATAGTGTCAAAACCTTGACCAATAATAATATCTATCGTTGTGTCGTCAATATCGCTTGTATCAATATCGACAACACTTCTTACTTGAGTTCTAATTTGAGCTAAAGTTAATGCCGTAAAAGTCACGACTTCTCCTGTCTTGTATGACTCCAACATAAGTCAGTGTCGCTTACAGGTGTAACCTTGCAAGGAGTTCCTTTAGCTGTAATAGCTAAACAAATACTTCCCCATTGCATCTTTTCAACAGGTTCTTCTATTTCTTCAATCCATTCAGAAACACCAGGAACCATACGTGCTTCAGATGATTGACCTGGGGCATAATGCGATGGACGCACACCTCTAGAGTTTGCAACTTCTGCATTTTTGCTGTAACCAATAGCGTGCTGTCTTTGCATAATTTCTCCAAATAATGGTGGGGGATGCGAACATCCCCCACCCACCTATTTAACTGGATTTACTGAATGTTAAATAAACGCCCTTGACGTGCTCGGTTAGAGCAAGTCAATTCTCCGTAACAGAGAATCTGAGCATAACGAGCATCTTGATTTGTAGGACGCACAAACGGAGTTGGTTGGAACCAAGTTTCGCTATGAGCTACAAGTCGTAGATACTTTGTGTTAAGGAAGTAAAATGCGTTAGCTTCGCAACTGTCATCAAAGGTTACTGGAGCACCTTTAAACAACAAGTTCTGGAAACCAGCATCCGCAACTGCTGCACTTGTGTAACGCAACTGTGGCTGAAGCAATGCTTCATACTTTTC